GCCTGGTGCTATGTCCCACCCAGGAGTTTGACCTACCTGGGGCAGCATTGCAAAATCGTTTGTCACGGTATTGCGTATAGACGCAACTGCCTCCCTATGGACAACACGAACGCTTTGACGACCGTTGAACGTCGGCTTACTATTGCTGAGAGTTAGCCCTGCGAAGGGTACACTAACAGTACTGGTGGTAGCTCCTGCGGTTTTAGGAGCCTTGCGTGATTTATTGGCACTTCTCTGCTTGGGTGCCTTGGACTTCGATTTCTTTCGTTGCATTTTAGCTTTGAGACTTTGGTAGAGTCACAAGAGGATATCACTAGAATTGGTTGGTTGTAGTTGCGGTTGATATTCCCCTTGCCGGTCAAAGCAACGAACGTGGATCCCCATAGTGGGTTAGCTGCCCCCACTTCCACGCACGTATACGCTCCTCGAAACATAACTGTTCTTCAATGGTGTAGCCAAATGCCCTCTCGAATGATTCCCGGGCCGCATTGGTGATAGGACTAGAACTACGTTTCAACCCATGCGCCATCATCCGAAATCCGCAAGAGATAAAATCGCTTAAACTCTCGCGTGGCTTGCCCAATGAAGACAACTTCAAATAGTATTCCTGCAGGACAGGTAGTCCTCCGCAAATGCTGAGCCCACACTCCCCGACTGACGCTAGGTAGTCTCCAGCCCCTGTACCGGCAAACACGGGGTGGATTACAGTAGAATCCTTCGATAAGCAATCTGGGAAGTTTCGCACCATTACCCATTTGCTACCATCGTACACGGGATGTGTCTGACAGAATTCTATGGACTCCATTACGTCAACTGGAGGCTCCACCTTCATACGGAATCCCAACTTTCCGTAGAAAGTAGGGACACCCGCAATAAAGGTATGGCTCTTGTTGCGCTCTAGAAATACTATGACGTCATCGCCATTTATGAATACATCCGCAGAAGTGATCCGACACTTGTGCAAATACGTCCACAAAATGGCAGCACTGATTAGACAATTGCCCAGAGCAGTGTTAACGTCTCCAGAGGCTCGGGTGCCATCAACTTCGTAAAC